TTATATCCAATACTAACTAAATAGTTTTCTGGAATATAAGGAGATGCTGATAATCTTCTATCACCTCCCGGCCTCATAGTGGTTTCTATATCAATAACAGTTTGCATCGTTATCCGCCTCTTCCCATTGATTAGTCGTTGGATTAAATAGTGCCATGATTGCTCCGTGCCAACCATTTATTTTATTCTTACTTACTTTAATATACCTTATTTGTCTCTTCACGTCAAGAGGTTGATCAGTAAGGAAACTCCTTTTCCCTATTCCTATAATTATATCAGCTTCTCCAGCCTTGCCAGTACGACTATTATCCAACATTGAATACTCGATAACTTCTCGTTGGTGTGCTTCATAGTTAGCTTGTGACACTGCCCACACCAAACAATTATTTCGTTTGCCCAACTCACGACCACTAACATATATTTCTTTTAGCCGCTCGTCGCCTCGAGTAAACGTACCATCTATTTTAACCTTGTCCATTTGATCTATGAACACCACATCCGGCTTGTTAAGTGCCGTAAAATCTACGATCTCACTCATACTTGTCCCAACCGAATCAATAACAATTAAATTTTTATCTAGTCTTTTCTTATATTCTTCAATAAAATTTTGTCTTTCATTGAGTAAAACATATTTATCGATGTTGAAGAACGCAGTAACTATGCGTAATTTTACTTTCTTTGCTAATTCCTCGTTGGCCCAGTAGTGAACCTTGTGACCACTAGCTATATAATGTGCAGCCAGATGAGAACAGAAACTAGTCTTACCAACCTCGGGTCTGGCAAAGATAATACCAAAGTCTCCCCGGTTCATACCCTGTACGTGTTCCTCTAAGGTATTGAGGCCAAAAGTAAAATCAGGATCTTGAACAGTAGCTTGTATAAGTTCTTCAAAATTATCGTGAATGATTGTGAAGGTGTCGTGTGCATCAAGGCTGCTGGAAGCCACACGATCCATCATTTTCGCAATATCTGAAAAAGCAAGCTCATTGTTGCCAGTCCAAAATTCAACTGCCTTTTCTCCAATTTGTCTTGCCATGTCCCTCTGCCAAAACTTTTTAGCCCAGTCATAAGCAAGGTCTTGATCTACCTGCTCAAGCAACATAAGACTATCTACTAGGTCATTGGTCTGTTCTGCTTTGCTATCCGGTGTAGCCGGAAATAACATCTTATGAGCAGCGATTAAAGATGTTCTATCCAATCGCTCGATGCCTTCATACTTGAGATGTGCTTCTCGTATAGTATGGGCCAGTGGCCTCCAGTCCTTCGGAAACATGGCTGGTGTTATAAAGTTTTTTGTCCTGTCCCACGAAGCCTTGTCCAGCATAGTGGCTAGAACATTTAATTCAATGTTTTGCATTACTTCCAGCCTTCTTCATTCTACTTTCAGAAGGAGTTAGCTTCTTGCGATGATTTAATGGTGGTTTACAAAATCTTCGCCTAGTTTTTTTTATGGGCGCGTAGACTTGTGAACCAAATGCTGCTCGTTTAGCCATGTTGGTCTATAAACTCCTCGAGTTGATTGGCGTCCATATTCTTGAGATCTCTTTCAGGAAAAAGAACACCAACGTATTTCATTTGATGTTTGAGTGTATCACATATCTGCATACTTTTCAAGGCTGCATCTTTGTCCAAACAAATCAACACCTTGTCATATGATTCTTGAAGTAAATAATTATAAAGAATTTCGGATAAAACTGTACCACACATGGAAATACCAACAACATCATCAAGTTTTGATACCACACAGGCAGACGGAATATCCTCTACAAGTACAGCAATCTTACCCCAACCAATTTTATAATCAGCAGAAGTTTTAGCATACTTATACCATTTAGGTTTTCCATCGGCTTTCATGGTTCGACCAACAGCATTAACAATACGACCACCTCTTAGATCATTAACAAGAAAAACCACACGATCTTGCTGAGAATCATAGAGCACATCAATGTGATCTTGATCATATAGGTCAAGACACTGAACTTTCTTCAGATATTCAATGGCCTTTCCACTAATTGGCAATCGCTCAAACCTGTCTGCTAAAAACTCTTCTTGAGCAACCTCTACAATATCAGTTGGTTTTTTAAACAGACCATTATTTATCTGGTGTTTTTGTAAACCAATTCTCTTTGAGCCTTTAGTTTCACAACTTGCATCAAAGCAGTTGTAAATTACTACCATAGAAGCTGGTAGATACATAGCTGAAAAAGTATTATTACTCCCACAATCAGGACAGTCTGTACGAACACGACCTACCTCCGCTGCTTCATCTAATAGTTCATTTATCGCTGTGTTCATCATCATCTCCGATTAAGTACTCTTGTATTTCTTCTTTTTCAAGGGTATCTTGTAATTCTTGTTTTTTCATCCGAACTATACGTTGATGATATTTATGGTCTTCAAGTTCCTTTGCATAGAAATTCCTATTGCGAAGTTTCTTACGCTCTTTGGTTTTACGTTGGTGTTTCATAGTTCCCTACTAGGTGTACCATAGTATATAGTTTTCCCCTTCCGGGGTATATTAAGTCTATCATAGAAATAAAATTAGGTCAAGCAAAAAAATCCCTTGCAAACTATTTCTACCTGTGGTAATATAGGCATGGTTCGTCGTAAAAGAAGGGTGGTAACAAAAATGGGGTTATCAAGTTGAAGCAAGAACGAGGGTGGCGCTTGCCTTTTCTTAAAAAGGCTACGGCCCAAAAGATCTATGAAGCTCGATGGGTGTGGTATCATACGATACTGGCTCTCGAGCTTTTTGTTTTAATTGTGATACAGTCAATAGCTTTATGGAAATAATAGCTAAATCGTATCTTGAAGAATTTTCAATTCTCCATGAAGAAAAGTTAAAGGACATTTTATTTGGAACTTTTGTCACCGCCTATGCAGAACTGGGCCTCGAGGACGATGAGTGTATTGACCGAGCGATGGTGCAGATCAAGAGGCTTGACACAAAAATTGAAAGCTGGCATATAGAATTGCTTGAGCTAACTGGAGTAAAAAAGAATGGCTAGAAAGAAGAAAGAACCCGCTTATCACCCCGAAAGAGATTGGCACGTTTCGTTTTTGTCTTCGGTATTGGGTGAATTTGACAGCAAAACCGATGATGGCACACTATACTGGCAAGATCATGGTGTAGACTATGAAAATGGTCGTGTTATACTTTGGCCTAGCAATAGCGATGCTTGGCAAAAGGCGTATATGATTTACGGCTATTGTATGCACAATAAAATAGAATGTTCATTTAGTGATGGCTATTAGAACATGATCCATGTACCCATAACACCGTCCATGAAAGGTAAAGCTACTCGTAGCGCAAATCGTATGGGACGTATTCGTAATAGTATCATGCGTGGTAAGGGTAATGTCTATGGCTTTTTGGGTGAACAAATAGCCGCGCTGGTTCTGGGAGGAGAGCTGGTTAACAGGGGCAAGAAATATGATGTAAACTACGATCTTGTTCTTGACGATGGAACAACTGTTGAAGTAAAAACTAAAAAGACTTCTGTTCCTCCAAAGCCTTACTATGAGTGTAGTATTGCTAAATATAATACTAGACAAAAATGTGACTATTATGCTTTTGTAAGAGTATTAAAAAATAGAGAAGCCGGCTGGTTTCTTGGTGTTATGCCGAAGAAGAAATATTTTAAGAATGCTCGTTTCTTGAAAAAAGGCACAACCGATGGTGATAACGGTTTTCTTGTAAGGGCCGACTGTTATAATCTGCCTATTTCTAAGTTGCAAAAGAGAGTTGGTAAAAGTAAATGAACATATTTATCGTAGACAAACATCCCAGTGCAGCAGCAAAAATGTTGTGTGATAAACACATAGTCAAGATGCCGCTAGAAACTGCACAAATGCTTTGTTCTGTCTGGCACAGATATGGGTTTGGTGGCAAAGTTAAATATAAAGAAGCATACAAAAATCATCCATGTACGTTGTGGGCCGGAGATAGTGAAGATAATTACGGCTGGTTATTGCAGCATGGCATGGAGCTTGGTGAAGAGTACACTCGTCGATACAACAAAACCCACGCATCACACACAGTTATAAAAGAACTATCATATACACCCTTTTCCTTTGGCGTAAAGGATCATACACCCCATCCTCAGTGTATGCCTGATGAATACAAAGTAGAAGGGGATGCTGTGAGTGCGTACAGAAACTACTACATTGGTGGTAAGTCTAAGATTGCAAAGTGGAACAAGAGCAGAAAAGAGCCGGAGTGCTAAATGAAGGAAGCAGTTATTAAGGGTTTAATTATCTTAGTACCCTCATGGGTGGTAGCTTATCTAACCGAGAAGATGGTCTACGTTCTACCCGTTGTAGTAGTAACAGGTATTTTGTCTATGGCTGTAATACCCGAGGGAAAAAAACGTCTTGATGATGATGCTGCTGATGGGAATGCCGAATGATTGTTAGACATCGACCAAAGACAAGGCTTAATGTCTTAGTGGCAAGTGACAAGCCGGATGTTCCGGTGGCTCCAGTAGATACATCAGCGGGTTTATTGGCTGGATTTGATATTCCGAAAACCATAGGCTCACTGGCAGAATTTCGTGAAGTAAACACGCGGTTCAGAAAGCACGTATTGAATTATGTTAAAGAATAACATCATAGATGCTTTGAAGCAGGTCCACGATCCAGAGCTTCCTGTAAATATATATGATCTGGGCTTGATATACAGCATTGAGCTGAAACCGGGAAAGCACGTTGACATTACCATGACCCTAACAAACATGGGATGTCCGGTTGCAGGGTACTTGGTTCA